ACAATTTATCGATTACCAGCCAGTATTGAGAGGATCAATAGTGGTAACTGGATCAATAGTGATCTTAGTAATAAAGCGAGGTACTAAGACTTCACAAGCAGCCCAAACTGCACAAGCCCGCTGGTTCATCAGAGGATTTGTACCATTTGGTAGAGCTGTGGTAACAACCAGTGGCATATACGGAGCATATACAACTGGAGCTTCAAAAGGATTACCACTATTATACATGCCAACGATTACGTTAGCTGGTAAAATATTAGTATTGGGTACACGAATTACGGTAGTTCCGTCTAACTTACCATAAATGTGTGGACCAATAGTGGTTCCGTCTGAGATCTTAGTAAAACCTGGTAAAGTGCTTAGTAAAGCACCGGCGTTACGACCTACCAGTAGATTATTAATAACACCTCGACCAGCATTAGCTAGCATAACTGATTCAGCTTCTGCAATCGTATCCTTGAAAGTAAGTTTATGCTCGTAGTAGCTAGTGCCACTATCTGGAGCTTTCTTCCAAGTAGTATTACCCATAGCGTTGTTATAGACGATACTAACTAGGGTATTCATTAATTCTGAGTTAATGGCTGAAATCATATCATTGGCGATTTCGTCTTCAGCGATGAGGCCGAAACGTCTACGCAGAGCGTATGACTGCTCTAAACCAACGGTATCTTTCAGTGCATATACTTTAGCACGTACTGACTTAGTATCCAGTTTGAATTGGATCTGAGGCAGAGTATCAGTCATTTCAAAGTCAGTTGCATAAGTCACATTAATAGCATGACCAGCACCTGGATTCTGAATAAACTGAATATCAACTACACCTGTAACATAGTTAATTAGACCCTGAAGATTATATCCAACTAACTTACCCTGCATATTATCGACTGCAGTTAAATTCAAAGCTGGTACTGTAACTATAACAGTACCTGGCTTAATTGGACCATAACCTACCGTTGTGGTATAAGTTAGATCTGCATCAACTGTACCACCAGCAACTGCCTGAGTTAGAGTATCACCTGCATAACCCATTAACTCGCGATTCTCCATCTGAGTGGCGCCGACAATCATCTCGGGACCAGCAGTTGGATCAACTGAACCACGCTTGCTAACTGCAAATACGTTCTTGTAATAAATAGTACCCTGCTCTTCGTCCAGAGGCTGAACGCTAGCTAGAGCACTAATTGGTGAGGTACCGTAGTTAACGGTAATAATATCAAAAGCTAGATCAGGTAATTTACCTAGTTGAGCTGCAGTACCATTGTCTTCGCAAAGTTCCTTATAAACTTCGAACTGTTCTAACTGCTTACCCAATGCATAATGGTCATAAGGAGTAATAGAACGAAGTTTAGACAAAGGAGAATGACTCTCCAATACTTGCATCTGAGGCTTATAACGTTTGAAATATTTATCAGCTGCCCCATCAATATTTAATTTGGTTTCGTCAACCATTGTATTTAATCTCCATTAAGGATAATATAAAAAAGTCTCTTAGTTATTAGTAAAAGACTCAAACAAACGAGACGTTCTGGAAGAAGGAGTAGATATATCGGCTGACTCTTCTAACTCTTTAGCAGGTTTACGAAAACGGCTACCTACTTTAGAATCTTCATTACGTTTAGTCATTGATTCAATAGCTGCTACTGCACCTTCACGTCCCATACTTTCAAACAGAGGTTTTACTGTATCAAGAGGCAGTCCATAAGTACTGGCTAGTTCTTGCGCTCCTTCATCTAAAACTTTGGATTTAGAAGTTTCAATATATGACTCAGTCAAGTCAAATGCAGTATTTATTTCATCAGGTGAGCCCAGCTCAGAGTACATTTCCATGATGTCAAATACATCACTAATCTCTTCTAAAGTACCTAATTCTAGATAACTTTCAACAATATCGCACATTTCAGCGATTTCAGCAGGTGATCCTAGCTCAGAGTAAGATTCTAGAATGTCTACTGCGGTATTCATCTCTTCTAGAGTACCTAATTCACGATACTCATTTAATTCATTAGCTTCTTCTAATGAAATAACTTTAGACTCAGTATTATATCTAACTAACTTAGCTACGCTTTCGCTTAGCTCAGAAACAGGTCCTAATTTCTTATACTCTTCTAATTGAGACTTGAGGCTAGAAATTAGAGCAGTTACTTCAGCTGCCGGACCCAAGGCTGCATATTTATTATACTTCTCAGTTGACTCAGTTACTGCTTTATTTAAAGATTCAATTTCTTTTGCCTGGTCAGCTATCTTAGCGGATGCAGTCTCTAACTCTTTTTCTTTACTTGCTAATACTTTCTTAGCACCTTCAATTTCTGCTTCACTCATCTTTAACTTACCTAATGCTTCGCCTAGATTAGTTTGTAAAGAAATTTTGTCTTTTGATAAACTTTCAATTAACTCTCTTTCCATTGTATTATCCTTTTCTTGAATTGTTGCTACAGGGTTACTTAAAATTTTCTTTGAAGTCTTTA